GCTATCGTCAACAGCAGAAAAGCCCTCTAGATGCGCCCCGCCGGCGCTTTCCCACTTTTTTATATGAAAATAAGTGTCAGTCTCAGCATAATTAGTTATGAGATGAGCCACCTCACTACTCTTCAGCGCAAACGCCTCATTATCATTCGCCCCCTGATTGATCGTCAGCCCTACGGTCATATTGGCGTTGGTGGTAGTGTCGTTGATGTTGACGTTGCCGGCAGAGGTTATACGCATACGCTCGGTGCCGTTTGTCGCACCCGCTGCCGTAGTGTAGAACTCCATCCGCGACGCCGAGGACGAGGCTGTCCAAGCCGCATCAGCATCCACGACTATCTGGGCAACATTATCTTCAGACCCGCTCTCACCACCACGCCACGATAAGCGGCCTATTTCATTGTTGATAGCAACGCTAGTATCCTCACGCTCAAGGTAGATTGCCGTGGCAGTGTTAACGCCTCGCACCATAACTTCAGCGCCCGCAGCAGCCTCGACAGTAAACAGGTGGCTAGGACTCGCCGTGCCGATGCCTACGCGTTGAGAAGAATCGATGGTCATGGCTCGGGTAAGCACCGAAGGTTGTGCATTTGTGGACGTATAAAACTGTAAGTTTGATGGAGTTCGGTTACCAGCTATAGTTCCTTCAACAGCTCCGATAATTCTAACCGCGGCCTGAGCCATGTCAGTGCCATCTGCGGCATGCCAAAATATGGTCCCAAGAACATCTCCGGTTTCTACTGTATTATAAGCACCTATTGAGGAACCTCGACTCTTTCCAATATGAAGGGCTGGACCACTAGAATCAGCAGAAAATCTCTGCACCGTCATAATAGAGTCGGCATCCGATGTTCCTAATACTTGAAGCTCTGGAGTTTGTCCGCCACTTGAAACTTGCGCCGTATGCCCAATCACCATCCCATAGCCATTGGCAACCAACAGTCCCACTGCGCTCATCTGAACTACATCAACAGTAAGGATCTCAAAGTCCAATGTGCCAGTGTTGGCGGCTCGCATAGAGGTGGTGTTGGCGGTGTTGAAGTCGATGCGGTTGCCGGTGGCCACCATATCGAGAATCCCTGCTTCGATTTTTATTACCGTTGCACCGTCAACGGCAAATGCCATTCTTGAGGTGGATTGCGCTGCGCCAGGGTCCAGATCAAAGACAAACTCTGAGTTCGCACCTCTCATATCCATGTAACCAGACGCGCCCGTGTCTGTTATTCGCAACTTCGGTACTGAGGCACTGAGATGAAGCGTCGTTGCTGGACTAACACCAATGCCAACATTTCCAGTGAACTGAGATGTGCCTGTGACTGCAAGGGTTCCACTCACTAGAGCATTATTAGTGACCACCGTATTGCCCGTAGCGGTCAGGGTAAGCAATCCACTAGAAGCGACTGTCAGGTTAGTTCCATCTCCCTCAATCTTCTCTCCATCATCTCCAAAGGTCATTCCTACATCAGTAGGGACATTGATGTCATCCGTCGCCTCTAGCTCTATATCACCGGCAGAATCTAAGGTGACTGTCGTGCCTGCTAATTCTGCTGTGCCGTCTGCGGTTATTTGGATATTAGCAGCCGCCGCATCATCATCTGTGGTTATAATTGTTGTAGCACCATGAGTGCCTACAGCAATTTCTAATTTATCTCCTGTATCAGAACTATCTGTTACAGTTAATGTTGAAGCGTTGGCATTGATATAATCTACTTGTAAAGCTGTTAAAGTTCCAAGACTTGTGACACTACCTTGAGCAGCAGTTGCGAGCGTGCCAGCTATAGTTCCACCAGAAACATTTATCCCAGCACTGAATACTGGTATTTGGTTCATGGTAACTACGCCGCCAGACGAGATTGCTATAGCATCGGTATCAGAAGCAGATCCTATATTTCCAGCGTCAGGGATAACGATATTACCTCCAGTGGTCATTGTACCGCCACCAGTATACGTCCCTGCACCAGTTACATTAGCTCCACTAAAAGTAAGAGCAGTAGTTGTTCCAGATTTTATGATAAGATTACCGGAAGTATTTGTAGCACTACCAAATGTCGTACCAGCATCTTTGAAAAATATATCTGCCCCGTCAGCATCAAGAACAATATCACCGCTTGAATCCAACGTGATGTCTGTACCATCATTTGTAATAGTATCAAGAGCAATACTTCCAACATTAGTAATGTTAGCATCGCTCATATCAAAACTTCCCGTTACATCAAAATCTCCTCCAACACTTAAATTTCCACCTACAGTAACTGCACCATCAAGTTGCGTAGCTCCTGCATCTACCCATAGTGCATAAGGAGTATTAGTAGCAGTGACATTAGTACTATCTACAGGCACCCCTTGGATATACAAAGAGGCTGCATGAGTCATTGTCAGAGTGGCACTAGCGTTAGTCCACGTTGGAATACCAATGAACATAGCCGCACCGATAGCTATGGTTCCTGAGCTATTATCAAAGTTAGTAGTCTGAGCAGGGATATGAAGCTGGCTACCTACAGAAGTAATAGCAGTACGTGACTGAAGGTTATTAAGTGTAAAAGCAGCTCCGTCTACGTTAGCCCCACCGAGAGAAATAGCGTCTTGGCCCGCATCGAGTAAAAATCCGTTAGCGGTATTAGCTCCTTCGATACGAAAATCGATATCACCGGAATCGTCGTTGAAAACGATACCGTTGGTCTGACTCATATGAAGAAGTTCGGTGGTGAGCGTACCGCCGACAGCTGCTTCAAAAACAAACTCAGCGTCATCGCTAGCAGCTGTATCGTCACGCATAAGAACATACATACGAGCGTAAGCAGTTTGCGTATCAGCAGCATCCGGCATGATAAAACGCATACCGACACCAGAGCCACCATCCGTCATCTGACCACCGTCACCTGGGTCCCATTCCATGTCAAGACCGTAGTGAATAGCACTACCAGCGTTGTCGGTATCGATCAGGCGAAGTCCGGCACGTGAACTGGTGAATTGGAAGTCGACCGTCGAATCAGTTGCCAGATCCGTTGCAGTCGTGCCATCTAAGATCTGAGATATCACATTGGGATTAGCATCGACTTCCGCTCCATTGATAGCATCGTTGGTGCCATCGAGCGGAGAGTGATCAGTCAGGCTGTCTTTAATTGCTGTGGCCATGAGTCTATATCCTTATATGTATCTTTAAGCTGCTAGAATGTATCTACGTCTGGCGTATTCTACATCGAGTCCAAGCAGACGCCACCATTGATCCGCGCCGAGAGTTTCAAATCGAAGACGGATGGAAGAACCACGACGAACATCACCTGGGCGAAACCACTGTCCGTTTGAGGTAGCGCCTCCCCAGACAGCAACACCCCAGAGTCCAGTACCCCAACCATCGGTAGAACCATAATTGGAAGGTTGATTGAGACTGCCTCTCGGTGAAGGCTGATTAGATCGACCTAGAGTGCTGTGTACTTGAATCGGATAAGTTCCGTCAGTTTGAACATCCAAGTAAACGCGACCGTAGACTTTCATTCGGTTGCGTTCGCCTTGTGTCAAATAAGCTGTAGTAACAAAACCTCGATATCCAGAACCATCTCGATCGTGTCCAGAATGCATTTGAAAAACTCGACCAGAAGTATCACCAATAAGCTGGATTGGTTCGTCAGACGATAGATACATGCATCCAGCGGTTTTGTTACGCATATCGTGCATTGTCCAGCGAGGTGTTTTACCGTGGGCCATGTTACCGATCAACCCTTCATCTGGATGAGCGTCGTTGAGAGTGTATTGATGGTAATACTCACCACGAGCAGGATTGTAAGTCGCCCAGGTTGTAGCAAGATTAGTCTTTGAGCGACGATCGAGAATCGGCTTAACGGCTTCAGCTGCGTTACGAACAAAGAACCCACCGGTAGCTTGAGTAGGCACAATTTCATGGGTGCCTTCATCAGAGCTGAAAAAAAGTGTACCAGCGCGAGTAGTACCGGTGGTTTCGGCGATAGTATAATGAGAAGGAGTTCCAATAACAGAGGTCAAATCACGAATTGAAGTTGAGGCAAGAGAAGTTCCCGGCAGCATACGCAAAATCTTGTGACGCTTGAAAATCAATAAATTACCAGCGAAATTGTAGAGTCCAGTAATATCACCGGTGCCACGATCGCATTGAAATGACCCGCCTGTTCCGGTCCAAGTTTCAGCGTCATCGGCAGCTGAGTAGTGCAGAGTATCACCTGCTGCCATCCATAGACGACCGGCAAACGCTGTGGGGAATTGACCAGCTGTCGGAGGATCGCCGCCTAACGCTGAAATAGTGCTGGTAGTGTATTTCTGAGGTGCATTGCCGGAATATGAATTCGTCAGAATCAACAGATTCGCTGCCGTAGTAGCTCCGTAGAACATAGTTCCCGACCAGCGTACGCCGTCTGTGGTAGAAAAAGTACTAGCTCCACCACCAGTAACCGCAGCCCAATCACCGGTAGTTCGTCGATAAACACCACCGTCTTCAGAGGTGGCAATCTGCTCTGTGCCTTGATCGTAGTCGAACAGGCCGCTGACAACGTCATTGACGGTGTTAGTGCCCAATCGTGTGAGTCCACCTAATTTCTCTGGATCTTCAGACGCTCGGTCGTAGACCATGTTGTAGGCGTCCCAGAGGGCATCTCTAGGGAACTCTGGATTGTTCGGCGATACCAGACGATAGATACCAGCGCCGAAGATTTCGTGAGGATCGTGACTGTAGGGCATGTTTATGCCTTGCGATGTCTTTTTTTAGGCTTTACCGGTACTAATGAAGGACGCTCGTTGAATGCACGTAGCTCTTCCCAGATCTGTCGTGGATGTACTGAGTGACAGTGATTGTTCTTTCGCGTTACTTGTGAACCTCCATCAATACGAGGACCAGAACCTACAGGTCGATGTCCATGATTGACTTCATCTTCACTTAATCTCATCGACTATCTTCTGTAGGCCGTATCGAATAAAATTCCACTACGGGCAGGATAGCGTCCACCGTAACGTCGACGGTTGGTTTCTATAGTGAAACCGGTACCGATTTTCTCTCTATTTTCACGACGCAGGATGTTGTCGAAGGCATTTCGGGCCATCTGTTCGTAGACAGCCGACTTATTGGTGTTCTCGTCCCAAAGATGCGCAGCTGCTACTGTTTTATGCTCGATGTAATCGTAGGCGCTGCTTGGAGCGTCGTTGCCGAACATAACCGTAGAGAAGGTAGAATTTTCAGTAAACTCAACGGAGTACCATAGTTCGATCAGGTAGGTATCGTTCGGATAAGGCCAGAGAACGAACTGTGGGTTGTTGGATGAGTCGACACCAATTTCGGCAATAACACGAGGCCGACCGCTGGTATCTCGATGTCGATCACCGCCGGCTAATGCCATCAGATCAGGAAAGGTTTTCTTGATCAATCGATCGTCGGGCAGCACACCGCCCATGGCACTTGCCCACGAAGCTGAGTCTCCGTAAGAAGCCTCGACCAGATCGCCGAAACCGGAGGTGCTTATTCCGTAGCTGTCTTGGAAGATTCGATAGCCGACAGCAGTGTTGGTATCGTCGAGATAGGCTGTTTCTAGTTCTAGTGTATCGGGAGAACCAGAAGTTGTGATTGAGCTGATTTGATATGATTTCTGCGTACCGGAAGCACGAAACCACATGGAGGTTGAAACCGATCCCCAATTATCGGCATTATCTCCATCTGAAGTAACCGAATTAACGGTAGCGTCACCGTTGATGACGTGAGCGTTTTCGGTAGTGATATCGGCGTTTGTTGAAATCGTTGTGCGCTGAAGACGCCAAGTATAATCGAGTCGATCGACAAGCTCTCGCGTAGCGTTGTTTGAGACTTCTATTAAACGCTGCTGGAGAATATTGCTTGAAGTGAACTCGGTGACTTCCGGTTCGCCGACTTCTTTGAGTGCAGCATTGATAATGACGCCGAGAGTTTTAGTAGCGACAGGCATCGAAGGATATCCTTAATCCGAACCCCACCAAATGATTAACAGCATCTCATCTGCTGATGCAGCCGAAGTTGTAGTTACAAGAACATCACCCGTAGCTCCAGAGGCAGAAGGCACAATCCCTGGTCGACCTCCGAAAGTGAAATCAACATCGATGATTGTGGTCGAACCAAGGATGGTCTGAACGAACTGTTCGTTGGAAGTAGCGTCGAATAAAAGTTGAGCATCGATTCCAGCGGTGCATTCCATGTAGACTCGATCGATGCGGATCGAGTTGGTGTTGCTTGAATCAGCATCGGCCGAAAGATCGATAACAGTGACGGCTGAATGATTAGACGTCGAATCCCAGAGGGTGTGATAGGTTGTTATCGCCTTCTTGCCGAGGGCGTAGGTGTATTTAGTATTAGCAGTGGCCATTAAGGACTAGCTCCTCGCATGCGGTTGGGCTATGTGTGTTGTGCTAAAGTGTAAAAGCCGCCTCACCTCTGTTTCGGTCAAGCGGCTTTTCACTTACAAGCCTCCAGAAACCGAGGCAATGATGATCGGGATTATCTCTTGGCGACCTTTTCTTTTAACTGGCTGCTGTAGTCGGGAAGATACGGCCTGTTTGGTCAACAGCATCAGCTTCATAATTCTCGAAGCACATACAGCTGCCAGGGTCTATCCCGTCTCCGAGAGTAAAACCCTCTCCAAGCAAGTTTCTTGAAATAATCCCTGTAGCCGCTGCCGTAAACTGAACAGCAATACCCTCGTAGAAGGTGTTGTTGTCAATCAGGCAAGCAGTATGAGCTACGCCAGAGTTGATAGCTCCAGTATCCCACTTGTTGGTATTATTGTCGCCCGTAAAATTGCAATTCCTAACAATTAACCGCTCTGCCCCCGCAGCTTCAACCTCGATAGCGGCATCTGGGCCGTTGGCGGTAACGTAGAACCGACAATTTTCGACAAGAAGATCATCACCAGCGTCAGGAACAGTGATAGTCTCCAGATCGTTGGCCCCACACTCGAAGACACAATTACGAACAGTCAGACCCGCAGCACCGGCATTGATACGAGAAACGATCGAGGCACCACTTGCCGGAAAAAGCATGTTTTCGATAACGACATTGGCTGCGGTAACATCGAGAGCATCAAAAGCTCCAGTTCCTGTAAGTGAAGAAGCTGGAATCGGAGATCCTGAATCGATGCCGGTGATCGTGATGTCGGTCTTGGAGATGGTTGTAACAGCGGTTGTCGCTACATTGCCTGGAAGAATACAGATCGTATCTCCTGCACCCGCACGGGCAAGGGTAATGCCTTGAGAGATCGTAGCGAGAGGCCTGTTAGGGTCCTGACCGTCGTTCGTATCACTCGCGGCAATACCTGTTCCTGATTTACCCTTGGAAGCGGTTGTGCCTCCACCGACGAAATAAACACGCCCACCGGGCTTGTCGGTGTTCATCCAGTATCCACCAGATGGGTTGGGAAGTAACATTGTTAGTCTCCTTTTTGTTCTTCTTTTGCCTTTAAGTTATATCAGTTAGTAGCGTCGCCGACGTTGAGGATTTGCTCGACGTCGAGTTGGTCCTCCTAATCGACCACCTCTTCTTGTTATTTGTGGAGTACGCCTAGCAGCTCTAACAGCACCACGCAGATTCCTTCTTTCAGTAGCTCTACGTGCTGTACCAGCCCTAGCTCGACCTTGGCGAGTCAGTCCAGTAGGCTGTCTTCGGCTAGCAGCGGCTCCAAGACGTCCTAGACCTTGGCGTGTGCGAGAAGCCCCCAGCATACTCTTAGGACGCCGAACACGTCTTAACGCTTGGGGGTTTGAGGTGCGTGCCCCTCTAGGGGCTCTTAGAGTACGACTAGATTGTCGTGGTCGTCTAGCCTGTGGATTTACACGTCGTCTAATTGGCATATGAGTTATAAAACTCCTTACTAGTTAACGTCGAGTCCGAGGGGTACGACCACGCATAACTCCACGCGCTTGACGCCTCAAAGCTCTTCCTGCTTGAGGATTTCGAGTCGCAGATCTTGTTGGAGTCCTCCAACGTCTCGTTGCCTGTGGATTCGCTCGACGAATAGAAGGACCGATTCTCCTTCCCCCGACTCCAATCCCACTCATAGGTTTAGCACGAGCCCTAGTCGCTCTTCCTGCTTGAGGATTCGCCCTACGTCGAGGCGTTGCTCGAGGCGTTACACCGAGTGCACGAATAGGCCCAGATTTTGAACGAGCCCGAGTAGCTCTTCCTCTTTGAGGATTTGCTGGTGCTCTAGCAGCTGCGGTTCGTCTCATTCTACGAGGTAGAGGTCTACCGGGAGGACTTGGGATTCTATTGTACCCTGGTCGTCTAGCCTGTGGATTCACACGTCGTCTAACCGGCATAATATTAAGCTCCTCTCAAACAGAAGAAACCCTTCGGATCGCCCCATCCAGAAGACTGTGCAAACGCGGCCTTGACCTTGTAATCTGAGGTGTCAAAGTCGTATTCGTAGTCAGTCCACAACTCTTCACGAGTATAGAGCGTCAACGAGTGATGCTGTTTGTCCGACAGTAAGAAGGTACGATCCGTATCCGTCAGATAATGCCAGACTACCGGGGTAAGACCCATGGTTGCCAGCGGGTTGACGGCATTGGTGTTGTCTTCCGGCATGCGCGTAGAACGCAACAGCCGATCGGCGTTGAAGCCTTCTTCCTTCGGAACGACGAGATACTTAGGCTGGATCTTGAGACGTCGAGAACCACCTGTCCGCTGATCACTGAAATCGATCAACGCCTGTTCGAGAGATGTCTGCGAAAGATCGGCGGCACTGGTCAATTCGTTTGAATAAGTTGTGCCGTCTTCGCGAACATGTGCGGCAGACGAAAGCTCAACGCCGTCAGCGCCGGTATAGCTGCTGTTTTCAGCTCGATCAAAATGCTGGGCAAGCAGCGTTTCCTCCGTAGCATCACCCGACAGAGACAACTCGATTGCATTCTGCTCCATGAGACCATAAAGCTCATCACGGTACATACGCCGAGTGACACGAAAACCGTTGGCGTAATCGAGGTGGGTGAAAGTCTGGAGGAAGCCTTCGTTGTTGGACAGGTAAGTGATCTGTTCGCCTTCAGCTACCTGCTGCATCAGATTGATACCACCGGCAGTAAGAGAATGCTCTCGATACTGCGTCGACTCTTCCACATTGAAAAGCATTCGGCCAGTAGCCTCACGCTCATTCCATTTATGGAAGATGATGGTATTAATGCCGCGCAGGGTCGTAGCATTCGGCCACGCGGATGTTTGGGCAATAGATGCCATGGATTATTCTCCTTTGATTTGTCGGCTTATACGCCGCCGGCTACGGTGAGAAGGCCCTCACCAACATTGAGCTGGCAGACCCAGTCGCAATTGACGGCTGTGCTATCATTATCAGGACGATTGACATGATCCAGAAGGACAACGCCTCCAGTGGAGGTACCTCCATCAGATAACGCAATTTCGTGACCTGAGATCAGCGTTGTGGTACTTCCGCCTCCTGCGATGTGATTAGCTCCTTGAAAAAGTTCATCCTGAGCCGGAGTCGCAGAACCATCATCCTGAGCCATATAAAGCTGCTGCGTATTGTCTGAAACTATCAATGGATTGGCATCTGAAGTTGCTGTCGAAGCGGCAAGATAAGTCGTTGACGCACCCAAGATGACAATATCTCCAGCCGCAGCCGGAGCGCAGTTTCCATCAGCTTCAGCCGATACGAGATCGCCAATAAAGATAGCGGTACCGTTAGATGCATCGACGGAATATGAATTTTGCCTGAGAAGAGGGCCGAAAGCTACAAACCCGTAGGCTCGATCAGTGTTAGCCATGACGCGGTCTCCCTTAGTGTGTGCGCGTGGCGGTGGTTGACTATGATCTTACGATAGTGCTTGGATACTACTTGATTACGATTAATACATCATAGGCATAGCTATTAATATGATTTCATTCCGTGTCTATCGCTGACTGTAATGCCGAGGTTGGACGCTGGATCACCGCCTTCTCGTTCTCGACGACCTGAGAGTGATTGAGCGATGCGTCGAGCTTGCTCAGGTGCTAGATTACGATTCTTTACTAAGTAATCCTGAACGTCACCTTCGTAAGCATCACGCTTGACAGCCATCTCCTCAGCACGAGCGTTGAGTGATTCATTGAGGCGGGATTCTTTTTGCTGACGTCGGTTTTCGGCCAGTCGATGAGGCATCTTCACACAGACCATTTCGTTAGCCCGAAGGATGTTGTTTTCAGTCGATGGCTGGACAACACCACGCTCACCGTTGAGCTGGACGGTATCAGCACCCTGTGAAGTGAAGTGCTGAACACGATCTTCGCGTACCCAGCGAAAGACATCACCGTCGACATCGGCTTTAGCACGTATGGACTTAGGAATCGCAAGACGATCGTAGTGATCGAGATCTTGGACTTCGCTAAGTCCTGCTACGGATAGAAGTTCATCTTCAGCATCGGAAGGCACAGGCAGCAGAGAGGCTAGGCTGAGGACCTGCTTATCGAAGAGGTCGATAATGGTTTCACGATGGCGGTCTCGAACATGTCGAAGAAGAGAACGGCGAATCTGATTCTTCTTGGTGTACTTCCACGGTCCCCATTGACAGATACCACAGATCGAACCGTGATGGGCGATAGATTCATCGACTGCCCAATCAACGGCCTGAGCGAATTTAGAGCGAGTATCTTCAGGAACTGAGGCTTTGGCCTTAGGAGTCTTATCGACTGTTTGAACGTCGATTGACGCTTCGCCCTCAACCTTGGGTTCTGGTTTGTTTTCTTGCCGATTAGCCACGGTTTGCTGCCTCGTAGTGAGCTGTTGATGTGGTATCTGCTGCTTTGGCCTGATCTGTGTCTAGGGCACGAACGGACTTGAAGGGTGAGGTTTTCGGGTCAAGCTCTACCTGCTGAGCGTTAGAAGGCAGAGTGCCGTTTCCTCCTCCTGCTGGCTGTAGCGGGTTAGTCGGTCTTTTGCGCGTATGTGGTTTGATTTTCCCCTCCTTAATCAAGTCGTAGGTAACGGATTTAAGAAGCAGGGGCATCATCTTAGGATCGGCTGTCAGTGCTTTGTTGTTCGGATGGGCTAGTGCAGTGGAAAAAGCAGTTTGCACCAGCTCAGCTTCATCAGCGGCGATAACGTTGCGAGTGACCAGATCTTGAACTTCCTGGGTTGTAGCCAATCCGCTTCGCCATTGATCTCGAACAACGCCGGCTTCACTGGCTGCAATGCGTCGAACTTCGTCAGTTGTGAGCTGATTCTCTCCGTCGAGGCCGCGCTTTTTGAGCAGTAGATTGAGGTGTTTGTCGACTGCCTGTCGCGTATTTCGACCGACGTCATCGTCGGTGTAGATAGCGGCGATTTCCGAATCGACCTCAGAGGTGTCGTTAGCGTTAGCTGGAGATACGGCCTGGGCTTCTCCAGCCTTCTGGTTTTGCAGATTAGTCACCATTTGACGCCATTGAGCATCTCGATTCAACATCCATCCCTTGACCATCTCCTGCTGTGTTGAAGTCAGGTCGGTCGATACAGGAGTAGGGGTAGATGTATCTTCAGTATCTGTTGCAGCAACCTCCGCATCTGACGTCGATTCATCGGATGTGGAAACATCGGCAACAGCAGCTGTATCGATGGTTGCGGTATCGGTTCCGACATCCTCGTCGTATTCTGCCATTTGTCGGCTCCTTTTGTGGCTGCTTGCGCTAGTTTACCTGCTTGGCCGCTGACTTAGATGAAGTCTTCTTGCCGCCTTTGTGCTTGAGGGCCGGAGTTCCTCTCTGGCTGGAGGAATTGGCCTTTTTCGGATGCTTGCCAGAGGCATTGATCATTTTGCCCATATCCATGGGTCGAATCTCCTGAGTTGAAGGATTGTTGTACTGCTTGATACTGTTTAGTAGTACTTGATACTATAACCTATATATAAAAATAAGATCTTTGTCAAGTCAAGGTCAAGTCAATCTCTACCGTTTCTTCCGATGACAGGACATGCGTCTCTACCTGCTGACGGACCTCATCCAGCATATCCAGCCATTGGATATTGGTCAAAGGCCCAGAAGGCAGGACAACCGGAGGCTGAGAGCTGAGATTGATCAGCAGCCAAGGGCCTGGAGAATTCAGGGTGTTTCTTGCAATGGCGTTTCGGGCTGCTTGAGGAAGCGTGGATGAATCTATAGTGTTTTCTGTCATCTTCTATGGACAAGCTCTATGGGTTGTTTTGGTTTACCGTCGGCGCGAAAGTCTGCTAATGAATCGGCTCGATAGTTGTCTAAGCGAGCTAATACTCGTTTGATGCCCTCTACAATACCGGCTTGATGGTTAATACGAGCTAGATCGGACTCTTGAGCGTGTTGAGTTAGGCATTCGGTTTCCTTTCGGGTCATCTCCACAATTGCAGCGGTCATTTCACCGAAGGCAGGGTTGGTGACCATGTCTCGGCGAGAGCGAAGGCCGATAGGGGATACGGTAGTTGGTTCGATCATCGAGACTGTCCGTTAGTGTTAAAGGGAGGAGCCCCACCTTGTGACATTTTATCCGGTCGTTGGTTAATATCTCCCATAGCTCCAGCTGATTCTACACCTTCGAGGCTGGCAACGTTACGAGCGTTAGGCTGTGGAGATGGCTGTTCAGTCTGTCCACCACCTTCGCCGCCACCCATACCGTTCATCATGGCCATGGTCTGCATTTGTTCTTTGCGCTGTATCGATGTGAGGTGAGATTCGATATGAGCTATATGTCCAGCTTCGTTCGGTCGACCCATGGCTTCGTAATCTGGACCACTGAGGTGTGCTTGGTGTTGTCTTAGATGGTCCTGATCGTTGTCAGACGGATGGACAGGTGCAGGGATGCCTAAACCGTGTATCATTTGATCCATTTCACCGTTCTCTTCGTCGGGTGCTGTCGGTGAACCTGCCGATACACCGGATTTAGGACCGATGAAGAGTTCAGGGTTCGGGAATCCGAAAGCATGGTAGACGAAATTCTCGACCTCCCATCGACGGCCTGGATCGGCGTTGACTAATGGAGATTGACCGGCGGTCTGCATTAGAATCTGAGCCTGCTGCTGTCGAAGCATGTTGGAATAGAGGCCGTGATTGGCACCGAGAGTGAAGTCGTATTCTCCACGAAACCAGAGCTGATCACGAGAAAGAGCCTGAGTGAGTGGGCCTTCTCGGCCTTGAAGTCGAAGAATACGTTCGTCGGGTCCGAACTGAACTTCAGCTTCGTAGACCATGTGACAGAGATGAGAGAAGGCGGTAGCGTCGGCAGTAAGAACCTCTTGAGTTCGGGCTAGAGATTCCTGCTGAGTGCCGACAAAACCGGTAGCATGACGAGCGGCAGCTCCTTGAGTGGGAGAGATGCCGAGGAATAGA